GGAAATTATAGGAGTTTAAATTGTTAGGTCTTAATGCTATATCTCAAGCACCAATAGCCTCATTAGGTAGTGGTGATATCATTATTAATTTATCAGGTCAACAAGTCGTTGCTTCTGTAGGCAATACTTCTATTGTATCTTCTTATCTTATTACTGGTCAACAAATTAATACTTCAGTAAATTCAGTTATTATTGAATCTGATCATTTTTTACCTATATCCGGCCAACAAGTAAATACAACGATTGGAACTTACGCAATATCTGGTGATGGAAATATGACCATTGTTGTTCCAGAATTAGAAGTAACTACATCTTTAGGTAGTCCATTATTATCTACAAATGATTTTGTAGGAATAACTGGTCAAGGGTTAATTACTGGTTTAGGAACTATATTAACAGATACTGAAAATTTAATTGATATTGTAGGACAAGTTGCTAACGCAAATACAGGTACAGTTATAACAAGTACTTCTAATGTATTAAGTATAACTGGTCAAGAAATGACAATAACATTATCTTCTGTAGTAACAAGCACTGGAAATACAGTTGATATTGCAGGACAACAAATAACTGTTATACCAGCAACTTTAAGATTTTGGGATCCTATTACTACTGGAGGAACTTACACGTGGACAAATATTTAATAATTTACAAAAAGACAAAATAGGAGTATAAAAAAATATGGCTTCATCTTATTCATCAGACCTTAAATTAGAGCTTCAAGCTACTGGAGAAAATGCTAGTACTTGGGGTGATAAAACTAATAATAATTTAAATTTAATACAGCAAGCAATTGCTGGTTATGAAGCAATAGATGTTGCTTCAGCAGATGTTACTTTAGTAATGACAGATGCTTCTGTTTCAAACGCAAGAAATATGATTTTAAAATTTACAGGAACTCTTGCTGCAAATAGAACAGTTTCCGTACCAGATAGTATTGAAAAATTTTATATATTACAAGATGCTTCAACACATGGAGGAAATACTTTAACTTTTAAAACCGCAAGTGGAACAGGTTTTACTCTTGATGAAGGTAAATTAAGTGCTGCATATTCAGATGGTACTAATGTTACTGCAGTTAATATGAATACTTTACAAGGAAGTATAGGAACTGCACAAATTGCTGATGATGCAATTACAACAGCAAAAATAGCTAATGTTAATGTTACAACAGCAAAAATTGCGAACAATGCAATTACAACTGCTTTAATTTTAGATGATAATGTAACAACAGCAAAAATACCAGATGACGCAATTACAACAGCAAAAATACCAGATGACGCAATTACTGCAGCTAAACTTCAAAGAAAATTTACAATAAGTACATCAAGTCCATCAGGTGGAAATGATGGAGATATTTGGTTTAAATATTCATAGGAGTTTAAATGGCTGTTTACAAATTTTATTTCTCTACTTCCGAGAACTCTAATTTAGAAGAAACTTATACATCTTCTACTAATATAAAAACCGTAGATCAAGAATTTAAAAATCAAAAAGGAAATGTAATATCTATTACAAGAATTGATATTTTATCAGATCCTGAAAAAATTAATAGTGACGAAGCACTAGGATATGTTAGAACATAATGGCTAATACTTACGCAAAAGTTTCAGGAACATTCGAAGAAATAGAAAATGCTTATGGAAAAGTTTCAGGTACTTGGCAAGAAGCAGATGAAATATATGCTAAAGTTTCAGGTACTTGGAAATTAGTATTTGCTGCATTTCAAGCAGGCACTGTTCAAACATTAAGTTCTGGTTCAGGAACATTAGTCGTACCTCAAGGAGCTAATGCAATGCATATTCAAGCAGCAGTCGGAGGTGGTGGTGGAGCTGTTGGAGGAGCCGATTATGATAAAGCAGGTGGTGAATCATCTGGTGCTGGTGGCGGATCAGGAGCTTATATATCTGATAAAGTATTTACAGTAGTTCAAGGAGAAACAATAACTTATGCTATTGGTTCTGTTGGTAGTGGAGCTGGTAAAGGTTTTAATGTTACAGCTCAAGGAGGAGGAACATCTAGTATTTCAGGTTCTACTACAGGTGCTATATTTTCATTAACAGGAGGTGGTGGATCAAGTGGTACAAGTGGAGGAGTTCAAGGTCCTTTAAGAAATAATTCAGCTGGTTCTGGTGGATCAGCAACTGTATCTGTTGCATTAAGTTCAGGAACTTTTAGAGATTCAGATGGTGTAACAAAAAATATAACGAGTTTAACTGGTGGTCCTGTTGGAACTTTTAATCAATCTGGTAATGGTGTTTCTGGTAATAATAATGGAAACTGTGGTGGAGATAACTGTAGAATAGGTGGATCTACTGGTGCAGCTTCTTATGCTGGAAATATTTCTGGAGGAACAGGCGGATCATCATCAGGCGCAGGAACAAATGGTGGAGCAGGAACTAGAGGTTCTGGAGGTGGAGGTGGTGCTGCTCAAGTAAATTCTGGTTCTACTGTTGGAGCTGACGGTGGTAGTGGAGAAATACAATATAGATTTTTAAGAGTTCAATAATTGTATTTAAAACCTAAAAAAATTGTATTTGATAGTTTAATTAAAAAAGTTAAAATAAAAGATATTAAACCAAATCAAGAAAATAACAATCAAGAATTAATTGATCAGCTTGAAATAGAAATAAAACTGAATGGTTTATTATGCCCTTTAGCTATTGATACTAATAATATTTTATTAGATGGTCATCATCGATATGAAGCAATTAAAAATTTTTGCGTAGAAACTGACGTTTATATAGTAAAAGATAATGATATGGAAAAATTTATATCTAAATTAAATAGCTATGTATGGTTTGATTCTATGGGAAAATTAGATGGCTAATATATCTAAATGGTTTGGTTATCCTATTTATATTACTAAATTAGAAAATTTTGAAAAAATAAATAAAAAAATATTACCTATCATAATAAATAATATTACTCCTACTAATTCTCAATATTCACAAACTACTGATGTTAAACCAATAAAATTACAATCAATAGATGACAATTTACATATTGATAAAAGATTTACTGAACTTTACAATGAAATAACAAAAGTAATAGAAGGTTGTCTATTAGCTCAAAAATATAATTTAGATTTATTTGATATTTATATTACAAAATCTTGGGCTACATTATCTATTAAAGAACAACACATTGCTTATCATAGACATATGAGTAGTCATTTTAGTTTTGTTTATTATCCTCAAGCTCACGAACAAGGTAATTTATTTTTATTAGATGATGATGCTCATAAAGTAGGATTAAACATACCAAAAAGAGAACCATATTTTACAGAGTGGAATCAAAATAATTATGGTAAAGCAGAATATCCAGCAGAAACAGGCAATATAATTATATTTCCATCTATGATGTTTCATGAAACTGGTAAAAATAATAAAGAAAAACCTAGAATATCAATTTCAGGAGATATTTTACTTACTATGAAAAAAGGTATTAAATCAGAACATAATATACCAAATCCAGATACTTGGAAAAAGCTATAAAATAGGCTTACTTCTTTTATTTATTTAATATATAATAACAAAAAAATAGTATAAATTTATGCCATTAACTCAATTAAATTTTCAACCTGGAATAGATACTGAAAACACACCTACAGGTGCTGAAAGTAAGTGGATAGATTGCGATAAAATTAGATTTAGAAAAGGTCTACCACAAAAAATAGGTGGATGGACTAAATTTAGTACAGGTTATTATGTTGGTGTAGGACGAGCTTTAGAACAATGGTTTGCTTTAGATGGTAGTCGTTACGAAGCTCTTGGAACAGATAGAAAACTTTATGTTTATGCTGCAGGAACTAATCAAGATATTACTCCTATAAGATCAACTGATGCATTAACTAATGCAATTAGTACTACATCTGGTAGTAATATAATTACTATAATGGATACTGGTCATGGAGCTTCTCAAGGAGATTTTGTAACTTTAAGTAATGTTAGTGCAACAGTAGGTGGAATTGCAGCTGCAACTCTTGATGGAGAATACGAAATATTAACTATATCAAATACTGATGCATATACTATTCAAAGTAGTGCTACAGCAAATGCTAATGTTGCACCAACTGCTAATTGTACTGCTACTTATCAAATAAGTATAGGTCCATCAGTTCAAACTTTTGGTTTTGGTTGGGGATCAGGTACTTGGAATACTGGTACTTGGGGAACTGCTAGATCATCATCCAATGTAATTTTAGATGCTCGGTTATGGTCTATAAATAATTGGGGACAAGATTTAATTATTACACAAAAAGATGGAGCAACTTATGAATGGATTTTATCTGCAGGAATGACTAATAATAGATGTACAGCAGTTGCTAATGCTCCTTCTAATTCTACTCTTTCAATGGTATCTACAGAAACTAGACACGTGGTTTGTTTAGGTACAGAAACTGAAATTGGAAATACAGCAAGTCAAGATAAAATGTTTATACGTTGGTCAGATCAAGAAAACTATAATCAATGGTCACCTAATGTAGTCAACTCTGCTGGATCACAAAGAATTGGAGGAGGAAGTGAAATTCGTTGTGCGAAACCCGCAAAAGGAACGATGCTAATATGGACAGATACAACAATGCAATCAATGTCTTTTATTGGTCCTCCTTTAGTATTTGGTTTTAGACAACTAGGTAATGATTGTGGAGCTGTTGGTCTTAACTCTGCAATAATTGTAGATGACGTAGCTTATTGGATGTCCGATGGTCAATTTTTTAGATACGCAGGATCAGTTCAAGAAATACCTTGTCCTATATTAAATCATGTGTTTGATGATATTAATAAATCTCAATACTCTCAAGTTTATGCTGGACAAAATTCTAACTTCTCTGAAGTAATATGGTACTATTGTTCTAGCACCTCGGATCAATGTGATCGTTATGCTATTTATAATTATCTAGAAAATTCTTGGTGTTTTGGTACTATGAATAGAAGTGCTTATCAAGATAATGGAGTTGAATTAAATCCTTTAGCTGCTGAATATTTTCCTAATTCAAATGTAACTACAATAACTACTATTAATGGAGTAACACAAGGAAGAAGTATTATTTATGCTCAAGAATCAGGTGTAAATGCTGATGGTGCTGCATTACCTGCTTTTATACAATCTGGTGATGGAGATATAGCAGATGGAGAAAGTTTTAGTTTTATTAATAAAATAATACCAGATTTTCAAAACCAAACTGGTAATGCAACTATTACATTAAGAGTTAAAGATTATCCCAATAATCCTGCGACAGTTGGAGAAACATTGACTGTTAGTAATACTACAAGTTTTTTGAATACTCGTATTCGAGGAAGACAAACTAATATAAAAATAGAAAATAATGATCTAGATGATAATTGGAGATTTGGAACATTAAGAGTAAATATAAAACAAGATGGAAAAAGATAAATATTTAATAAGACCAGCTCGTATATCAGATGCTGTAAGAATAAGAGAATTACTGAAAACATGGCTTACAGAAGCTCCATTTAACTTTGGAAACACTAATAATACTAAAGCTCTTGAAAATATAGTATTTTACATTAAGAATAGTTTTGTTATAGTAGTAGAACATGAAAATATTATTGTGGGAACATTGGCTGCAACAGTCGATGAAACATGGTATAGTGACAAAAAGTTTATGAGAACTTTATGGTTACATGTTAATCCTAAACATAGAAATTTTAGGATATTTCGTTCTATAATGGTAGTTTTCAAAGAATACGCACTAGCAAATAAAGTAACTGCGATATGCGAAATTTTTCAAGGTAAAGACGTTGAAAGAAAAGATAAAGCTTTTAATAAATTAGGATTTAAAGTTATCGGAGGAACTTATATAGTCAATGGGTAGTATTTTCAAACCAAGTGTAACAACAGTTCAGGCACCATCGCAGTCTCAAACTAGCTACGATATACCTGAATATTTTAAAGAAATTCAAGAAAGAACTTTAAGACGAGGTGAACGAGAGTTTAGTAAACCTTATCAAGCTTATACTGGTCAACGTATTGCACAACTTGATCCTTATGAAATACAAGCAGGAAATATTTATCAAAATCAAATAGTACCTCAATCAGGACAATTAGCTGCAATAGGTCAAGAAATAGCAAATGCAAGTGCTAGAACTTATGATACGGCAACTGCTCGTGCTTATGCTAATCCATATGAAGACCAAGTTGTAAAAGGAGCTTTAGGTGATTTAGGAGAAGCTTATGGACAAAGTCGAAAATCATTAAATGCTGCAGCAATAGGTGCTGGAGCTTTTGGTGGATCAAGAGCAGCAATAGAAAATGTTTTAGGACAAGAAAGATATTTAGATAGTGTAGCAGATACTACAGCTAGATTAAGACAAGCTGGTTTTGAATCTGGTGCTAATAGATTTATGGCAGATAGATCAGCACAGATGTCAGGGCTTGGTGCTAAATTAGGTGCAGCACAAAATCAAATTGGTGCATTGCAACAAGCATCAGCAGGCCTAGCTGGTTTTGGTACACAAGCTCGTGGTATTGCTCAAGCAGGACTTGCAGAAGGATATCGTGACTTTATAGAAGAAAGAGAATTTGGTGGTAATCAAGTTAAACAAATGATTGGTGCTTTATCAGGTGCTCCTATAAGAAGTTATGGAGAAGAAAGAACTGGTTACACTACAACACCAGTTGCTGGGCCTAGTGTATTTGGTCAAGTGGCAGGTGCAGCAATGTCAGCATATCAACTTTCAGATATAAGATTAAAAGAAGATATTAAATTAGTAGGTAAATCTCCTAAAGGAATTAAAATTTATAACTTTAAATATAAAGGTGATGATAAAACATATCAAGGTGTTATGGCTCATCAAGTACCACATGCATCTACGCCTAATCAATTTGGTTATTTAATGGTTGATTACTCTAAATTAGATGTACAATTTAAGGAAGTATAATGGCAACTCTTGAAGAAAAATACGAATTATATAAAGCAGATGCACCACCTCAAGGTGCTTTAACTTTTGAAGAATTTTCAAACGCAATAACAGATAGTAAAATTGAAGGTGAAAAAAGATTAGTTGAAGATAAAACAAAAGATATATCTGATGAAAAAATTGAAGAAGTGAAAAAAACATTTGAGACAGAAGAACTACCAGATGATGATGAATTTTCAGATGCACAATATATGGTCGGTGATAATAGTACGGCAATGTTTAGATATAATAACGATGATGAATTAGGTGGTGCTTTTGAAGTTATGACTGGTACTACTTTTGAACAAGACGATAATAGAAATAAAAGATTAGCTGAATTAGTACCTGAGTTAAAAAAAGAAAACGAACTTCTTAAAATTAAATTAGGAGATGGTTTAGATAGACCAGATAAAAAATTAATAGATATTGATAATTCTTCTTTAAGTGCTTTTACTAAAAGTGTAGGTAAATCTTTTGTAAATATAGCTAAAGAAGTTCCTAAAAGAATAGACGAGGTTGCCGCTGATCCTGAAAGAAGAAAAAACTTTATAAGAGGATTACAAATTATTAATGAATCATCTGGCATAAAACCTATTTCACAAGCTAAATCTCCTTTAGGATCTATTGCAAGTGGATTACTTAAAGCTGAAAAAATGTTTAGTGCAGAAGAGATTGCTAAATTAAAAGCGCAGAAAAAAGAACCTAGAAGATATCCTTCACCTGGTGAAGAATTACTTGTAGAAAGTTTTAAAACATATAAAGATGATTTAAAACTTAAAAAAGATTTAAGTAAGTCAATTGTTGAAAGATATAATCTTGCAAGAACTGTAGCTATGAAAGATGCTT